TTTTCATATTAACCCATACGTGCTTACTATAGAACACGTATGAGCAAAACCTGGCGGAATGTATAGGCCGGCCGCAGACCGCTGATTTTTTCTCATTATTCCTGATCCCAGATCCAACAGTTAAGTACTCAATAGCCGTACGAACTATTAACAAACCCATTCCAGCCTATTGGATCAGGGATCAGCTTGAACCCTTACTTTATATATAAATATAAAAAATTTTTTTCTATTTCAAGTTGCATTTCTTTCTGCAACTTGCGGTTGCGTTTTTGTACTGCCAACCGCAAGTTAGCTTAAATTGTATATTTAAGTTTTTATAAATAAATATAAATTAACATATAATCCTATTGACAAAGAATGTCAATAGTGTAAATTAAAAATAATGCAAATAAATAAAAACAATAACAGAAAGGACAAAATGAGCAGAATAAGACTGAACCAAGAGTACAGAAATAAGATAGCCAATAGAATGCGAGTACACTTGGAACAAGAGGACACAATAGAAAAACAAAAATATGACAATTTAAAAGGCGACCAAATTGACATAAATGACAATGCTTGGAATGTTGCTGAAAAAATAGTTCGTAGGCATTATACACCAAGTGATGTTGAAAAAGCCTACTACCTACAAAATAAATTTGAGAATGTAAATACTATTGCAAAGGATAGTTGTTTTCACTTTCATTATATGGGGGAAGTAGAGGGTAGAGATTATGACAATAATCCTATTAAAGAAACTAAAGCAATAGAAAAACATTTTGATTTTAGATTAAATGGTTCTATTGATACTGAAAACAATGATAGTTATAATCGTTCTGACAATGAGTATGGTTATGCTTTATTTCGTGATGAACTTAAAGCCCAAGAGAACTGCAACCCAGATATTTTGATTGAACAAGAGGGCAAAGAAAACAACCCACATTTAACAAAATATAGAGACGCAAATAATAAATATCTTGGTGATGATGACAAGGGTTATGGTAAAGAATGGAATGAGAAGTATCAATTAGATTTAATTGGTAGGGAGTATTGCCGAGATAGAACTTTACTTTGTTCAGAACAAGAGTTTATGATGTTGATAGATTGGAAAAAAGCAAAAGGTCAATTTGTTATGGCACATCATAAGTGGATTAAATCTGTACTAGACCAGATGAAAGAAATTAAAATTGGTCTTAAAGGTTATAAATATTTAGACGAGGCTTTAGAGTTGTCAAAAGAACTTGGCTTGAATATTACTGACGCAGAAATAATCAGAACAAACTCTACTGGGCTTGTAATCTATAATCCTAAAAATCTAGCTGATAGAATAAAAGGAATGAAGAACAAGAGAGTTAAAACGAAAGAAGAAAAAATAGCTGAAAGAATGGCATATATGCAACAATCACAAGTTGCAAATTAATTTTTTCTAACTATTGACAATTCTGGGAGTTTAAAATAAACTCCCAGAATAACAGAAAGGAAAAAATGACAAATAAAATAGACTTAAACAACATACCAAATAATTTTGTTGTAACTTATTTTGCTAATAAACATAAAAAAGTTATTACAAGAAATGGTAGTTGGTTCAAACCAAATACAGACACAGTAGGCAAGGCATTTATATCAAAAAATGGTGTAGTATGTTTTGTCTATTGGGATTTAGACGCAACTCCAGATGAGAAAGGCAATCAATGGCGAATGGCGAAAAATCCAATGACAATAAAAGCAACAACAACAATAGAGGGATAAATATGACATACTTTATAATGAGAAAGTTTAAAATTGAACACAGTGATTATGAACCAGAATATAGGGTTGAAAAATGTACTGACAATTTAGACCAAGCAAATAAATTTTTATCTGCCTTGTCTTTGTTAGAGGAAAGTAAGAATATAACTTATTTTATTGTTCAACACGATTTCAATGAACCATTAATCCTAACAAAAGAGGTGGCATAAATGATAGATTACAATTTAGTCCTATACTTCGGTATAGGGCTAATTGTTTTTGGTTTTGTTTTATTTTTAGTTTCAATTCATTTTGAAAGGAAAGCAGAAATAGAATTATTTAAACTGGAACAATTAAAAAAATCTTTTGACAAGAACAAAGCAAAAGTTTTTAAGACTGTTGATAGTAAAGGCGACATGACAATATGGTATCAATATAATGAGTGATTATAACTGGTGTCATAATCCTGATTGCCATAAGATTGAAACGCAATCAAGGGTACGAGGTTCAGGGGATAATAAAGTTTTAAGAACTGTTAAAATAAAAGCTAATAGGTTTAATGGTTATCAAAGTAATATTTGGAATTACTTTTGCAACAACAGCTGCTTGTTTCAATTCTTAAATAAGTTTGGACAAGAGGTTGCTAACATAAGACCAGTTAAGCAACCAAGTGAAACTCCAATCAAAGTTGAGAAAGAAAAATACGACAGTTGGAGATATGACTATAATGATATTGAGGGTAGACCACAACGAGTACCATATCAAGCAACAAGAACATCAATCAAATTAAAGAACTCGCAAGAGTAATAAGCCATAAATATTAGGGGAGTAAAATCCCCTAGTACTACTCGCTATAAATGTATGCAGTAATTGCATATACCACATATAGTTGGTCAAGAACTATCTCCCACAAAGTCCTACGCATATTGTCGCAGGCGCAAATTCACAATTCTGGGCGGGCCCACCCCCACAATTTATAGAGGTACCAGGGCGGGCCCACCCTGGAACGAAAATTGGGAGGGCCCACCCACTTTAAATAAAAAAAGGGGTCCCAAGTCTACCCTTTATTGATTAATTCAGACGGTTAAGGTATAACTTTTCAAAACATATTTGAGATATGCAAGATACGGAAAATATTACAAAAAATTTAGAAGGGTTGACCCCAGAAGAAAGTGCTAAGCTAATAGAACTTGAAAGAAGTGTAGCATTGGATGAAGCCAAGCCAAATATTACAAAAAATTTTTTAAGTTTTGTAAAATACGTTTGGCCTGAGTTTATAGAGGGGTCCCATCATAAAATTATTAATAAAAAATTCAATGATCTTGCTGAAGGCAAGATTAAACGACTGATCATAAACATGCCGCCAAGACATACAAAGTCGGAGTTTGCCTCATACTTACTCCCGGCATGGATGATTGGGAACAACCCAAAATTAAAAATAATTCAAGCAACTCACACGGCCGATCTTGCAATTGATTTTGGACGTAAGACTAAAAACTTAGTTGATGAAAAGAATTACCAGGAACTGTTTACCACTAGACTTCAAGAAGATAGTCAGGCAGCAGGGAAATGGAAAACTGAACAAGGTGGTGAATATTTTGCAGCTGGTGTTGGCGGAGCTATCACTGGACGGGGCGCTGATCTATTAATTATTGACGATCCCCATAAAGAACAAGATGTTCGCGCAGATGGTAAAGCTTTTGATAAAGCTATAAATTGGTATACAGCTGGACCACGTCAACGTCTTCAGCCTGGTGGCTCAATTGTAATAGTTATGACTAGATGGTCTACAAAAGACATAACTGGTCAATTATTAAAAGCCCAATCTGAAGAAGGATCGGATCAATGGGAAGTTGTGGAATTACCCGCGTTACTTCCTAATGGAAAACCTGTTTGGCCTGAATACTGGAAAGAGGAAGAACTTCTTAAAACAAAAGCCTCGATCCCCGTTTCCAACTGGTTGGCCCAATATATGCAGCAACCGACAGCAGAAGAAGGAGCTCTTTTAAAACGAGAATGGTGGAGAGATTACGAAGAACAATACCCACCTAAATTAGATTATATTGTAATGTCTATGGATACAGCATTTACAAAATCAACAACAGCCGACTATAGCGCCATAACCATGTGGGGTGTCTATACAACCGAGGACCGGGGACAAAACATAATTTTACTGAACGCCTTTAAAGGCAGGTACGAGTTCCCTGAACTCCGGAGAGTGGCTCTGGAAGAATACAGAAACTGGAATCCTGACATGGTCATCATTGAAGCAAAAGCTTCAGGACTGCCTCTGACTCACGAGTTAAGGCAAATGGACATCCCAGTTATTAACTTTACACCCTCAAAAGGAAATGATAAACACACTAGAGTAAACTCCGTAGCTCCGCTTTTTGAAAGCGGAAAAGTCTGGGCCCCGATGCATGAGCATTTTGCCCAGGAAGTAGTGGAAGAGTGCGCTTCTTTTCCATTCGGAGATCATGATGACTACGTCGATAGTACGACACAGGCCATTATGCGAATTAGACAGGGCGGTTTGGTTCGTCATCCTGAAGACTATAAAGATGAGCCTATTGTTAGAGGACAAGTAAAGTATTATGGCTAGAAAAGCATTAGTAGATTCAATTATAAAATTATACTCCAAACTAGGAGGCAATGTCGGAGAGGTCCTTGGTACCCGATCCAATATTAGCTTTTTAGGAACTGGTAAGAGTCCAGAAGGCTTCATAGATTCTACAATCAATATAGATGCCATCGGTGCTCTAGGTAAAAATAAAGTTTTAGACGAATTAAAAAGTTCTATCGGTTATTTAACGGCTAATAAGTTAAACGACGTTCAAGCAGGAAAGCTATACGAAAACATGTTAAAGATCGATAATGTCTTTAACCCACCGGTAGCTCCAGCAAACATCATTGATCTGGGAACAGGGACCAGGAACTTAACAGACGAAGGTCTTGGTGCTTTAAGAGCAACTAGAAAAACAGATGATGATGCAAGAATTATAAGAGATGAAGTTCAAACACAAGATCCAAATTTTATCCCCATGAGAGCCGATCAATACAGAGATGTATTTGGTAAAAGTCCGGAATTAAGTCGTGTTGAAAGTCAAATGGAAAAAATTAAAGGTACTTCATCAAAACTAGATGATGCGATGAGAGAATACGAAAACATTTATAGACCTAGAGGAACAAATGAAATTGAAGCTTTAGAAACTATGACAAGGAATAAAGCAGGTCATGAATTCATTACAGGTTATGTAGATGATGTTTATAAAAACTCAGGTGTAATTAATCCTCTTGATGTGCCGAAGAAAAGAGCAGCGGCAAGAGAATTTTTAAATTTAATGTTAAAAAAAGAAACAGACTTACTTCCTCCTGGAAAAGGTGGAACTTTAGAATCTGTGGTAAGTGAAGCAGATTATAAATTTATTACAGAAGGCGGTGGCGGTGCTTTAGGAGATCCATTAATATTAGTTAAGAAATATTTTGGTGATGAGATTGCAAAAAGAATTCCATTAGATACACGTACAGAAGTTATGGAAACATTCGTCGATAACGTTCGTTTTACAAAAGACAGAGCTGGTCGTTTAACTGACGATCCAAGATTCAATCCTGATGACATTCCAGAATTCAAACATGGCGGACTAGCCCAGATCCTGGAGGTCTAATGACCGATAGAAACGTAATCTTAACTGTAACCGATAGAGACTTTAGTCAGTATGGTGCTCCTAGTTGGGCTAAGTTTAAAATTATCTTTAGAAAAGATTCTAATTACGAAGATTTTAAAGGAACTAAATTTTATAGAAGTGAAGAAGCTGCTAAAAACGCTTTAGCTAAAAAAGATAAATTAATTGAAAAAACAAAATTAGCAAACCTTAAACCAAAAGAACCACTAAAAGCAGATAAGTTTTTAGTTAAAGTCGGTGAATCTACAAAAACAAATAATGTTATAAAACAAAAATTTAAAGAAGTAATAGGTAGCAGAAATCAACCCAGCACTTACAAACCAACTGGAGTAACAAAAGATTTATATAGAGCAGCCATTGTTGTTAATGATAAAACAGTTTTATCTACTGAGTTTGGAAAACAATCAGATGCTATTAAAGCTGTAAAAGAATATAGAATAAAAAACCCAATTAAAAATCCACCACCTGATCTAAAAACTTTAAATGAACAACAGCTTAAAAGATATGAAGATAAGCAAGCAAAGTCTAAAGCTATTAAAAGCAAAGGTGGGTATTATTCAGGTCCTCATACAGGAACTACTAAAGCCCATTTAGGTCATACTGGAAATGTTTTTGGAATAGAGTTAATTACGGGAGATAGATTAGCTTATACTCCTGCAGAGATTAATCAGGCGATGTCCTCAGAAGGAAAAGGGCTTGATTCTAAAATTAGAAAAGTTTCTGAAAAAATAGAAAAGTTAAAAAAACAAAACTTACCACCGGCAAGGAAGAAAAAATTATTAGAACAATCAGATGCTTTATTAGTTAGACTAGCTTCTCAATCACAAGGATTTAAAAAAGTTACATTAAGTGATGGCTCAACTTTTGGAGGAAATAGATTAACTATAGATATGCTTGATGAATTTCCTGGCAAAACTGAACGAGAGATTAATGAGTTTGTAAAAAAATGGAAAAATAAAAAAACTTGGGACACTGCAGAGGAATTTGAAAATATAAAAAAAGCTAAATTTTTTGAAATGAATAGAAAAGCAGCTTTAAAGGCGGCTGAAAAAATAGGTAAGACGGAACAAACAAGAGTTATCTCACATCTAAATTTTTTTGATGATGCAAGAGCAGATGCATTAGCGGGTGGTCAAATTTGTAGTTTAGTTAGAGCTAAAGGAGCAACGGGCGGAACATTAACTTGTGTTGATGCTGTTGAAGAAGCAATACAAAAGGAACCAGAAAAATTAGCACAAAAAGCAAGTAGATTAGAAAAATTTAAAAACTCTGCAACAGGATTTTTAAACTTTGCAAAAAAGGGCGGTAAGTTTGGTGCGATTGCAGCAGTTGGTGCAGCAGGTGCAGGTCTTGTTAAAACATTCATGAACGACGATCCAACAACTTATTTATCTGATGAAAATCAACAGAAGAATATGTTAATTGAAATGGTAACAGGTCCAATGGTTGACAAACCAGATCCAACTCCAGAAATTTTGGATTATCAATTACCAGTACTAGGGGCAACAACAGCAGCAGGAACAGCTGTAACGGCGCCTTCAACAATTGAAGCAGCAAGATCAGCAAGGTTTGGAAAAAAACCATCTGGTTATACTAAGACTGCTTTAAAAACTTTAGGAAGAGGTTTAGCAGCAAGTGGAACTCCATTAGGTTTACTTGCATTAGAACCATTACATATTGCAGGTCAAGTTAAAGCCGGAGATTCATTAGGAGAGATTGCAACTAATCCATGGAATTATGCAGGTTTAGCTTTTGCAGATGATTTAAGTAAATTTGCGACAAAAGGATTAGGGCCTAATATAGCTAAAGCAATGAGACTTGGAATTAGTCCAGCAGCTTTAAGAATTGGAAGTAGATTCTTAGGTCTGCCAGGTCTTGCATTATCACTAGGTATTAGTGGTTATGAAATGTATGATGATTATAAAAAGAAAAGAGGTATGTTTGGTGAAGAATAAAACTCTTGTTGTAAATATGCCACATGTAAAATGGAAGGAGATACCACCTTTAAAGGGACCTGACTCACAGGGGTTGAATGTTCCTACAAAACAAGTTAAAACAATAGAGAACTCGGAGAATATAAATGGCAGACATAGACAAACCATTACCAAACGTAAATACTGAAATTAAAGTACCTGGCGAAGAAGAAGTCGAAATTGCTCAAGAAGAAACTATTAAAGAGCAAGTTGGTCCTGATGATGTTGAAGTAACTCAAGAAGACGATGGTGGTGCAACAATTAATTTTGATCCAGAAGCGGTTAACCAACCTGGAGGAGAAAGCCATTTTGATAATTTAGCAGAATTATTACCCGACGATGTTTTAGGAAAATTAGGCTCGGAATTAGTAGGAAATTACGAACAATATAAATCTTCTAGAAAAGCGTGGGAAGATACTTACACAAAAGGTTTAGATCTTTTAGGATTTAAATATGAAAATCCAACACAGCCATTTCAAGGTGCTTCAGGTGCAACTCACCCAGTATTAGCAGAATCAGTTACACAGTTTCAAGCGCAAGCTTACAAAGAATTACTTCCAGCAACTGGTCCAGTACACACACAAATAATTGGACTTGCAGATAGAGCAAAAGAAGACCAGTCGCAAAGAGTTAAAGAATTCATGAACTATCAGCTCATGGATGTGATGAAAGAGTACGAACCCGAGTTCGACACCATGCTTTTTTATCTCCCTCTTAGTGGCTCTGCTTTTAAGAAGGTCTACTATGACGAACTTTTAGGCAGAGCTGTTTCAAAATTTGTTCCAGCTGACGATTTAGTTGTGCCATACACTGCTACATCTTTAGAAGATGCAGAAGCAGTTGTGCATGTAATTAAAATGTCAGAGAACGATTTAAGAAAAAAACAAGTAGCAGGTTTCTACATGGACGTAGATTTAACACCTGGTTACAATCAAGAAACAGAAGTAGAGAAAAAAGAAAGAGAACTTGAAGGAATTAAAAAAACTAGAGACGAAGATGTATTTTCTATTTTAGAAATACACACTGATTTAGATTTAGAAGGCTTTGAAGACAAAGATTCAACTGGTGAAGGCACTGGAATTAAACTTCCATACATTATTACCATTGAAATGGGAAATAGACAGATTCTATCGATTAGAAGAAACTACAAAGTAGATGATCCACAAAAACTTAAAATAGATTATTTTGTTCATTTTAAATTTTTACCTGGATTAGGGTTTTATGGTTTTGGATTAATTCATATGATAGGTGGATTGTCGAGAACGGCAACTACTGCATTACGTCAACTACTTGACGCAGGAACTTTAAGTAATTTACCGGCCGGATTTAAGCAAAGAGGAATCCGTGTTAGAGATGAGGCACAAGCTATACAGCCTGGAGAATTCAGAGATGTAGATGCACCTGGAGGAAGTATCAAGGATGCATTTATGCCATTGCCATTTAAAGAGCCATCAGCAACTTTATTGCAATTGATGGGTATAGTGGTACAGGCAGGGCAACGATTTGCCGCCATCGCTGACATGCAGGTCGGGGACGGCAACCAGCAAGCAGCTGTTGGAACGACTATAGCTCTCTTAGAACGTGGTTCAAGGGTCATGTCGGCGATTCATAAAAGACTTTATGTGGCGATGAAGAGTGAATTTAAATTATTAGCGGGAGTATTTAAACAATACTTACCACCAGAGTATCCTTATGATGTAGTTGGTGGACAAAGACAAATTAAACAAACAGATTTTGATGACAAAGTAGATATTTTACCGGTTGCAGACCCAAATATTTTTTCTCAATCACAAAGAATTTCAATGGCACAGACAGAATTGCAACTTGCAATGTCAAATCCTAAAATGCACAACCTTTATGAAGCATATAGAGCGATGTATCATGCGATTGGTGTAAAAAATATTGATAAAATTTTGCCACCACCGCCTCAACCTACTCCAATGGACCCGGCAACTGAAAATATTTTAGCAATGAGCGGAAAACCGTTCCAAGCTTTCAAAGGACAAGACCATCAAGCGCATATTACAACTCATTTAAACTTTATGGCGTCTAATATTGCACGAAATTCACCTCCAGTTCTTGCTGCATTAGAAAAAAACATTTTTGAACACATCTCTATGATGGCACAAGAGCAATTAGAGGTAGAATTTAGAGAAGAAATTCAAAAATTGATGCAAATGCAACAAATGGTACAACAAAACCCAATGTTGCAGCAAGATCCACAAGTTCAACAACAAATTATTACTATGTCTATGCAATTAGAAGCAAGAAAAGCAAAATTAATTGCAGAAATGACTCAAGAATTCAAAGATGAAGAAAGTAAAATCATGGGTGAGTTCGGAAATGACCCGATTGCTAAATTAAAAGCAAGAGAACTAGATTTAAGAGCTATGGACGACGAAGTTAAACGTGAACAGGGCCAAGAAAAGATTGATTTAGATAAATCTAAGCAATTAATGGGCCAACAACAGTTTGATGAGAAATTAGCTCAAAATGAAGAATTAGCTCAATTAAGAGCTGATACCTCAATACAAAAACAGGCCATGTCTCAAGATGCTAAATTGCTTAACGATATGATAAAACAAGAAGACGTTAAGATCTTGAAAGGGCCTAGAAGATAGTATATTAAACAAGTAGGAGAAAAATATGTCAAAAGGAAAAACATTTTGGACAAAAAACAACCCAAACTTTATTGGTAAAGTTGTATCTGACACACCAAAAGCAGATATGTCAAATACATTTAATGTCAATAATGATGGGTATGGAAAAGCAGTAGAAGTTAAAATGCCTCTTGGTCAACCGACTGTAAACAAAGTTGGTGGACAAAAAAGAATGTTAGCTTCAAAAAAGTCTAAAGTAAGCTGGTGGTAATATGGCTTGGTTCAGCTTAGCTAAAATAGCATTACAAGCTGGCGGTAAAATTTACGCTAACAGACAAAAAGCAAAAGTTGCTATGTCTGATGCACAACTTTTACATGCCGAGCGACAAGCTCGAGGTGAGGAAGCTTACCAGGGCAAACTTTTAGAAGCCCGTCAATCGGACTACAAGGACGAATTTGTCCTCGTGATTATTTCGGCGCCCATCATTGTGTTAATGTGGGCAGTGATGTCGGATGATCCGACAGCTATGGAGAAAGTAAAGCTTTTCTTCGAGTATTTTCAGTCGTTGCCGTCATGGTTTACAAATCTCTGGATCCTTGTCGTGGCGTCGATTTTTGGTATAAAGGGAACTCAGATCTTTAGGAATGGTAAAAAATAAAGATGGACATTAATTAACAATTTACATATAAGGATAACACTATGGCTAAGAAAAAAAAGAAGTGGAAAAAAAGATTAGGAAAAGCTTTAAAAGGTGCTGCAATAGCTGGTGGAGCATTGTTAGCAGCTAAAGCTTTGAGTGGAAAAGGAAGAACTCCTGCTGCAAATGTTGACAGTGGAAGAGGAAGTGGTTTAAGAGCCACTAACGTTAAAACATTACCTGGAAGCACATATAAACACAAAGATGATATGATGCATTTTCCAAATAGAGGCGTTTCAATTGGAGTTGACTATGAAGCAAGTCCTTTTGAAAGAAGTCGAGTTGCTCCATATATAAAAGGAATTGATAGAAGTCCGGTTGATAGAAGTGGTCCAAGTAGATGGGATACGTGGAGCGGTGAATATAAATCCGGTGGAAGAGTTGGAGTAGGAAAAGCTAAACGTGGTTTTGGAAGAGCTTTAAAAAAGGGGAAATAATATGAGACAAAATGGAGTAAGACCAGGAAGAACTAGATATGCACATGGTGGAAGAGCTAAAGCTCAAGGCGGTGGAGTAATGAGAAGAGACATGGCACATGGTTACTATCCTTCAGACATGGGAATGGCTGGTGGAGCTATGTATAAAAAAGGTGGTTCTGTTAAAAAGAAAAAACAAGGCTACAAAGATAGAAAAGATGAATCTATTGCTATGAGAATTCGTAAGAAAAGAACTAAGAAACAATTAAGAGCTTCTGCTGATGAATCTTATGGAAGATGGGGAAGCAAAGCTAAGAAGTCTGGCAAAATCAATAGATAGTCATGATCAAGAAAATTATTGAAAAAATAAAGGGTATGTTTACTCCTTCTGTACAGGAGAAATGTGAGCACAAAGAAGTAGAGCAAAGAGCTGCTAAATTTTGTGTTGCATGTAAAGAATATATTCCAGGTACTTAATGGCTAAGAATTGGATTCAAAAAGCTGTCAAGAAACCGGGAGCTTTAAGAAAGTCTTTAGGTATTAAAAAAGGCAAAAAAATTCCAGCGGCTAAATTAAATGCTGCTGCTAAAAAGGGCGGTAAGTTAGGACAACGTGCAAGACTTGCTCAGACCTTTAAAAAAATGAGAAGAGGATAAGCACGCTATGAAATATGAGACAGGCACTATTAACAGCATTAGAAAAAAGATATAAAGCTAAGATATCTGAAGCAGACGCTACAATTAAGATTTATTTGGAAAATCCTGTGGGGATTGGGGAACATCCTCAACACTTAGATGAAATTGACAAACAGCTACAAATTATAGTAGATGCTAATGAAAAACTAAAGGAACTAGAGTCTTTTAATGTTCCAAGGGTGGAATTATAATGCCGTTTAAATCAGAAAAACAAAGAAGATACTTATGGAAAAAGGAACCAGCTATAGCAAGAAAGTGGACTAAGAAATACGGAAGCAAACCAGTAAAGAAAACAAAAAGGAGAAAAAAATAATGGATGAATTAAGTTTCGTGGATAAGATAAGAAAAATTATTAAAATGCGACATGATGATGTTGTTTCAGCCATAGCGTCGGGCAGTGTTGACAATATGGAGAAATATCAGTATATGTTAGGTCAGATACGAACGTATCAATATTTAAGTCAGGAAATATCCAGCCTGCTACAAAAAAAGGAGCAAAATGACAAAAGTGGAACCGTTATCAACATCAACTCAAAATCCAAAGATTGAGTTACCAGATAAAGAGTTAGTTGGCGTTAAAACAACTAAACAAAAAGAACAAGATTTAAAAGAAGAATCAGCAAAATTACCTAAACCAACAGGTTGGAGAATTTTAGTTTTACCTTTTAAACAAAAGGAAAAAACTAAAGGCGGAATATTATTAGCAGACGAAACAGTAGAAAGATCACAAGTAGCATCGACTTGTGGTTTAATATTGGATATGGGCCCACACTGCTATGATAAAGAAAGATACCCAGAAGGTCCCTGGTGCAAGAAAGGTGATTGGATTATCTTTGCAAGATATGCCGGATCACGAATTAAAATAGATGGGGGTGAGATAAGACTTCTTAATGATGATGAAGTTTTAGCGACCGTGGAAAACCCTGAAGATATATTCCACGAATTTTAACATAGATAAGGAGAAACTATGCCAGAAGCAGAAAAAAAAGAAGACAACATATCAAAAGAACCAATGGTCGATTTAGATACATCTGGTCCTGGTGCCAATGTTGAACTTCCAGAAAAAGAGAACGAGGAAAGAAAATCA